GGCTACATGGTTCAGTGGTTAGGGGCCGGGCCTTTAGGCCCGAGCCCCGTTGCCCTCCGCGCTGGATGCTCTCCCTCCCCCCGTACCCCCCTCCCACACCTACGCGCGCGTACACGTACGCGAGCGCATACACGCGCGCACGTCTTTTATTAATAAATTAATAAAAGACGCACTACCCCCCTAAAGGGGGGTAGTGCTCTGGTAAGGTATGTATAAATTACCGCGCGCGTGCGCAGGCGCGGTAACACGCGCGTGGAAGGGAGGGGGAGTCTGAGGGGGAGGGGAACCTTGCGATGGACCGCACTGGGTGAAGCGTCCGGGCACATGTGGCCTCCGTACCTAACCTTCGGTCAGTCTGGGGGAGCACTACAAGCTATGATGCCTCTCAGACGTGCTAGGATCGACGCTGACGGCCTAGCAGGGTTCATCAGGCACTATGAGACCCCCATGCTCTGACAGGCCCTCAGAATGGCACACAGAGCTTCTGAGGGGTACTGGTCAAAGTGGACAATCCAGACTGTTCAGTTGTTGACCATCAGCCTGGTTGGGTCTAGTGTTGGGGACACGAACACCACAGAAAGGTTTACAGAAATGACAAAGTCGGTTCTTGGAATTGAGTCAAAACTAGATGAGCTGGTCCACGATACTGCGCCGGGTGACATCGCTGTTGTCGCAGTAGACTACATGAACACCCGGGTGTTCGCAGCTGATCGTGACTTTAAGGAGCGAGTGCTAAATAATGTTGTTGAGGCGTTCACCAGGTTTGGTAAGGGCCACAAAGACCGCTTCGAGAAATCTCTACTGTTGCACTACCCTGAGCTGTTTGTCCACACTTGGGCGTACAATGATAGTGACTTGAAGATCATTGTACTCAGTCATGAGAGGGAGGTCTGGCAAGACTTGTCGGAGTACGCCAAGCTGATTAATCTGTTTGTCAAGTATCTAGGTGTGTAGGTATAAAAATGAAGTACGCCGCGGCTGACTCAGTAATTAGTACACTTGCTAGGGAATCTCTGCCCGATAAGTCAGCTATTGTGATAGTCAGAAAATCTTTGGGAGTCATGGTTATCTCTTACGATAGGGATATTCGAGATAAGGCGTCTAGGGATGTTGTCGAAGCACTCCAGTACTATAAAGAGATAGATACGTCATCAATGCAGTATCTCTGCTTTAAATGCCCGGATATGGTTGAGTCATGGTGTACCTATCTCAAATCAGACTATGCCGTGTCTTTGGTTACGTATACACATTCACCGGAGGTAAAAAAGACACTATCAGAAATGTCTTATACTATCCGGAAAATCCTAGAGGAAGCCTATGACAATGACGACTTGTCTAATTGGTTGAAAGACGGCGTATAGTATAGTGAGTCAAGATATAGGGGTTGAAGAATTTTAATGAATATATATGATAGATACGTTAACGCTGAACTTATGCTGATTAGGTCATTTAGTTACCTACCCTACAAGGTAGGGTGTAGTATCTATTCCTCTAACAATCTGTTAGTAGGATACGGGTATAACGCAACTATTACTGAAAACTACATTTGGCTAAAAAACTATGACCGTATGAAGATGGCCAGGGGATTTACGGATGAGTTCCCTGTAGACTTCGAAGAGGTAGTTCATGCTGAGGCCATGGCTATAGCCAAGCTGGATGGGAACGCTTCCGGGTGCACGATGTACTGTACGCTGGAGCCTTGTGTTCCTTGCGCAGAGTATGTGATCAATTCACGTCAGATAGTTGAGTTCAGGTATCTCTGGGACTATGCTGATGAACGTAAACATAAAGCCCACCTATTTGAATCAGGTGTACCCCTGCTAGAGAAGGCCGGGATCAAAGTAGGAAGGATAGAAACATGCTGACACTCCCAAGGTATGGTGAGTCCCGTAAAAGCTTTATGGATAGAGCTGAGGTATCTTATGCTGAACTGCGTAAAGAAGAAATCTTGTGGGAAACATACGGGCTAACTAAGGGTCACACCCCCAAAGCTGGTTATGCACTAACCATGAAGGGTTTTCTAGTCAGGGAGTTTCTAGAGCTGCCCTTCGAGCCAACAATGAGTCATGCCATAGTGTTCGTAAATCGGTGGCTGTCCTACATGGAAGTTTGTGGAGAACCTCTGTCAGATGAGGCCTTGAGGGTAAGAATTCTAACTGTGCACAAGGGAGCCATGAAGGACTACCCGGGTAAGGTCAGTCGTATTAATCCTGGCCGACTTAGGCAGATTGTCATGCTTATTAAGCACTTTCCCCAGTTTACTTGGAGTGTGTCATGATTCTCGGTTATCACGCCATCGAAGAGCTCATTAAGTCTGGAGACATTAAGCTTAGTGGGCCGTTCAAAATGCAGCCATGCTCTGTGGATGTCTACTACGATATCAAGAGTGAGATCATCCTAACTGGGAACAGTGGGGTTACTCTGACCTTTCAGGGTGAAATTGAGCTCGGCACCAAGGTGTGTGGCTTGGTTATCCCTAGGTCAAGTTCGCTTAGGGCGGGTATGCTGACGCCGGGATGCGCTCTGATCGACCCCGGTTATAAGGGTAAGCTAACAACCAGGGTGTACAACACCAGCTCGGTGCCGGTGTTCCTCACCAAAGACAGCCCTGGCAGCCAGATCATTTTTCAACGAGTCGAAAATAGTCACGAGCTCGGATACGGACACGAGAAATGGGGATCAAAGTATGTACAAGACTGACCTAGACCGCCTCATCACGAGGATACAGTTACAGCCACTGTATCCTGACGAGGACTCTCGGGGTAACCCAGTATTAAATACCAAGCCAATTGTATTCACAAGCTCTAAGCCCCCATTCTCGCTGTTTCGACGTATTAGCACTAACATCGCTCAGTCTGAGTTGCACTGGATGCTCACCGGCTCGGGATGCGGGAATGGCCGTGAGGCTCATGTCACAGATGAAGTTGAGAAAATCTGGGCTCCTTGGGCCGGTGATATGGGACCGATGTACGGTGTCCAGTGGCGTAAATGGCTAGGGCATAATAATCTAATCGACCAGGTCCAGAATACTATTGACCTACTTCGACGGGATCCAAAGACTCGTCGGGCAGTCATCAGTAACTGGTCTGTCCATGAAGTAGATAAGATGAAGCTACCGCCATGCCCGATCACGTATACATTTAATACGTATGGTGGACGTCTGAATCTAAGTGTGTCCGCAAGGTCCACAGACATCATATGCGGTCTTCCGTATGACCTTATGCATGGTTACATGTTCATGTGGCTTATGGCTAAGTCTGTAGATATACCTCGTGGTGATCTGACGTTCTTCTCGGCTAGCCCTCATATATATGGGGCACACTCTGACCTATTCCGTTGGTGGGCAAGATTCCATCCGATCAACCAATCTGTTGAACCCAAACTCTTCTTGAAGAGCGACATCTCCATTGACAATTTTACTGGTAAGGAGTTCTTCGACCATGGTAACACCTCACCAGTAAGGCATGCGAAGGTTGTAGTCTGATGGTATCTATCTCTAATATTAGTGCTCTTGTTTATGGACTGTGCTGGGAATGCCAGCCCCTACACACAGCAACAGCTATCCTTACCCATGAAGAAATTAAAGTAACGTCACAGCTACCTGATATTAAGAATCTTGTTGAATGTAGTCTCAATTATGCCTTAAAGTCACACACACTTGAAGAGTTGACTCACGCATATAAGTATTGCCCATATTTCAAAATGTCTGGGTGTGTATACTTCAGGAAAGATACATTTCTCGTTCTTAATTGCACATTATCTGAGTCCTATAAGGACCACAGACTCTTATACAAGTTCACGCGAGTATTAAGGGAGTCTATAGAGCTGATTACACTAGATTTGGAAGATGTTTAAAGACCTCAGGAATAAATCTACGACCCTACGGATGGAATTATCTCTCTTGAAGTATAAGGTAGAGATTTTAAATGTGGAAACCCAAGACTGAACCCCGTTGGTACCAAGTAAAAGCCACAAGGTGGCTTGCATCAAGGGATGGTGGCTTGCTGTTCTTTGACACCCGTACAGGCAAGACAAAAATAACAATAGACTATCTGTCTTGGCTTAACCGTACTCGTGAAGTAAAACACATTCTGGTCGTGTGTCCCCCGATCGCAGTGAAGGTCTGGGAGAATGAGCTAGACACACACTGGTGGGGAGATCCTGACTGGCGTGACGTTGTAGACATCTTGCCCTACAGCAAGATAGCACGTGATATGCCGAAAGATTATTCTAAGGAGCCCTATAGCAATTCAGCGCTAGTTGCTGATGAATGCCATATGCTCAAAACTCCGTCTAGTAATACCTCCAGGAGAGTACTACGTATGGCTAAGAAGTTCAGGTATAAGGTGGGGTTGACTGCAACCCCGGTTACACAGCAGCGTAAGATAGCTGAGATATACCCACAGCTGGTCTTAGTTAATCCGAGTATAAGGTCTAAATTCCCCACAGCCCAGTCTTTCAGAGAACAATTCGCCATATGGAATGGGTTTAAATTCATTGGGGCAATCAATGAGTCTGAATACTCTGACTTAATTAACGAGAACGCGATTAGTATGACTAGAGAAGAGGCTATGGGTGTGCAAGGTGTAACACACATAGATATACCTGTCTCCATGTCTGACAAGGTCAGAGGACTTTATGAAGCCTTGGTATCGGATGACCTAGATACAATAGAGAGCTTCGGTTGGGAACCTCCGAAAGATGCTTTAAGTCTTTATGCAGCAGCTGTGCGAGTTGCTGAGGGTGTGCATAAAGAGGGTCAGGTATTCGATGGATATCTAATCACAGCTCTTCGTGATGTACTGAAAGACCGTAGTCACTCAATTGTTTGTTCTAGACACAGAGCGTCCATAGATGTTCTAGTTAAGGAGCTCGGGAAGCACTACCCTGTTTGGAAGATTGATGGCAGGACTAGTAACAAACATGAGATAGCTAGGTTGTGGTCTGATGCTACTGAGGGTGTTCTTGTGGTGCATCCGAAGACGGTTGAGACTGCAATTGATCTTAGGGTAGGGGAACAAGTAATATGGTTCTCCCCACCTATCAGTTGGTCGGGGTATCGTCAGGCTTCGGACAGGATCGCCCTTCACCAAGGAGAGCACCACCCCAGAGTGATCAATCTTGTTGTCCAAGATTCGATCTTTGAAGGTGTCTATGAGACGCTTAGGTCAGGTAGAGACCTTCACCAAGCTATTCTAGATGAAAGTAGGTCAATATACCATGGTAGTGTTTGAAGGCCCAGACGGAGTTGGTAAGACCACACTTGCAAAGCGTATGGGCGGAGAGAAAGATCGCTCTTGGCTGTCATGCATGATCTATAGGTTCGGTATACCTAGACATAACTGGTCAACTAAGGTCTTGCAGTGGCCCAAAGCAACTGCTAGGGATGACCTAGTTGTTATCACCTATGACAACAATACATCTCTACAGGATCTAGAGAAGTATGCGTATGATCATGACTATAGTCCAATGGACCTCTACAGAGTTAATACACTCTATGAGATGTATGTTGAATCAGAGATGTATGATGAGACCATGTCCTTCCTATGGAGGTCAGTAACTCACTTCAAAGTAGACATGGTTAATCGGAAATACACTCTGATTGATTCGGTTCCTTGCTATATGTGCACTGAGGAAGAGATTCGAGATATCCAAAAACAGGTATGGACCATAGAGTCATGTATGACACAAAGCTAATCGATATCGAGACCACGGGCCTGAATCCCTTCGCTGAGGATGCAGCCATCCTCCAGCTCGGGTATGTGGACTCTAAGGGGGTCCATGTCTGCCACTTGGCGGACGTGGACCCTTACGGGTGGAAAGCCACTCTGCATAGGGTGACATCAGGATGGAGTCACGTCGGGGGTCACAATGTAAAATTCGACTTGGTATGGCTAAGGCATTTCGGAGTCGAGCTAGAGGCAGTTTATGACACCATGATTGAAGCCCACCTAGTGAATAGCGAAAGGTCTGTTTCACTGAAGTCACTAATGGCTGACGAAATGGGCGGAGATTGGACATATCAAGGCTCATGGGACGGGTCCGACCCGGAGGGTATGGCAAGATATCTTGTCAAAGATTTAATTGCGACTAAAAAGCTACATGAGCTGAATCTAAAACAGCTTACTAAAGCCCAGAAGAATCTTCATGATAAAGTCATAATTCCTGTACTTAATACTCTAGTAGGTAGTGAGCATGCTGGTATTCTTGTATCTAGGGATAAGCTCGAATATGCCCGTGAGAAAACCCAAGAAGACATTAATAAATGCCTAGATAAACTACTAGAGTATGTGCCTGAGTCTATTCCACGAGATATGGAGATTAAATGGGGTACTACTGGATTCCAGAGATGGCTTCTATTCGATCACCTAGGGATAGAGCCCACAGAGATAGGTAAACCTACCAAGTCCTGGCCTGAGGGTGCCCCTAGCATGAGCAGCAAGGCCTTGTCTAAGATGGATCACCCAATTGTGGCCCATATCAGGGAACTATCCAGGCTTAATAAGGTGAACTCTGGGTTCATTGAGCCCTACACTGAACAGCTCAGCCCAGAGTCTCGGCTGTATACGTCATTCAGGATGGCTGGTACTCGAACTGGGAGGTTGTCTAGTGGGTCTCTAGTTCCTAATAAGGGTAAACAGAAGGGTTTTGGTATAAACCTACAGCAGGTTCCGAAAAACCCTCTTATCCGGGGTCTCATGGTAGCACCTGAGGGTTATAAGGTACTGGAGGCAGACTTCAGTCAGCTGGAGCTCCGTGTAGCAGCTGCCCTTAGTGGTGATAAGGCAATGTTGGAGGTATACCGCCAGGACGGGGACATCCATCACGAGACAGCCACAGCACTAGGACATGGCACTCCCGTAGCCCGAGTGAAGGCTAAGGCAGTGAACTTCGGTTTCCTTTATGGTATGTCGGCACGTACTTTCGTTGAGTTTGCCAAAGTTAGCTATGGTGAGGATGTTCCTATGGACGAAGCTGAGGCCTTCCGAGAAGCCTATTTCAGGCGATTCCCTGGACTACGACCGTGGCACGCCAGAGCTAAACGCTGGGCCCATAAGCATGGGTATGCCCAGACACTCTTCGGGCGCAGGAGGTACCTGCCCGACCTAGAGAGCCCTGATCCTGGTGATGTAGCGCTAGCTGAGCGGCAGGCTGTCAACACCCCCGTACAGGGCACGGGTAGTGACTGTCTGATGCTGGCAATCGCACGGTTGTCCAAAATGAACATTCCAGATTGCTCAATATTTGGTCTTGTGCATGACTCTGTACTAATGTATGTACCACAAGACAACGCAACAGAAATTGGAGAAACAGTTAAATCGGTTATGGAGACACCTATCAAGGGGTTGAATGTCCCCCTTGTAGCGGATGTCAATATTTCGGATTGCTGGGGAGGAAATTGAAATGCTTGGAGACGTCCTTGAGGCTATTGAACAGCTAGAGGGTAAGGCGATTCCAATCGAGCTCGGAAAACACTACGTGTGGGATGAGGCCGCGCTTAATCTTAGGTACAACCCTGATGACGCCATGCCTTACCGCATCACATGTGCTACAGGTAATTTTTCTTTCGGGGAAAGCCATCTGGCATCAGACTTCATCGAAGAATATGTAAATTCTGATGAATTCGAATGGATATCAGAAGTTTACAAAAGCATCCGAGTGACCTACGGAAACTGTCGTTGGATTGGGACTTGCTGGACTGCTAAATTCAAGCAGGACATCATTGAGTTCTGGGTAGGAATCACTCCAGGAAAGGCCAATAAATCAACATTGCTGGCTCGGGTAGCCAAGCCCTCGTCGGGAATACCCACTAGTGCCAGTGTGGTTCCATCTAAGGACTTTAAGGATCCTGTAGGGGATTTTCAGACGGTCGCGGTTAAGCTTGGAATGACAAGATGATAGTCACAACCAGTCTAGTTAAGACCTTTCGTATGTGTCCTCTGGAGGCTTACTATAGTCTCCAGGGGCTTAGGAAGCCTGAGCGTACTGGAGATGCTACAAACAGGGGTACCTACCTACACTCGTGGTTGGAGACTGATTCTAAGCCAGAGCTCCCAGAGGATCTTATGGAGGAGGAACTCTCTATATATGCCTACCTGGATGATATCTACAAGGCATATAAGTCTAGGTGGAAGTCTGAGTCATGGGAAGTACTGGAGTGTGAGCTCAAGCTAGAGCGACCTCTACCGGGACGCAAAGGGCATATCTACCAAGGTAAGGTGGATAAAGTTGTCAAGATCCATGACAAGATATGGATTGTGGACCACAAGACGCACAAGAAAGTGCCCCCTTTCGAGTACCGACAACTAGATATACAGTCTCACGCCTACATGTGGCTAATCCGGTCTTGGCTTGAGGAGAATTATCCCGGGATGTCTATTGGAGGAATGATCTGGGACTACATCCACATGGATGCCAGTCTTGAGTACCCCAAAGTAACCCCTACAGGTAAGCTGAAGCTCACTGGAGGGAAGCCTACATCCAAAGACGCAACAATCACGGCATGCTGGATGACTAAAGAGGACGGGGAATTCTCTAAGCTGTCCGAAGAGGATCAGCAAAGGGTCCAGATACACCTTAATGAACTGGCATCTAAGCCCAGCCCGGGATTCAGTAGGGTGATGGTACCCTATGAGGCCGAATCACACCGTAGACATATGAGGCAGATCATTAGATGGGCACGCCAGATCGTTGATACTGACTGGAGTACCCCACCAGAGGATCGTAATCCGGTTCTCTGTGGAAACTCATTCCTCTGCAAATATGGCAAACTTGCGGGATGCCTTATGGATACTGGTGATGACAGTATACCTAAACAAGCTTTTGAGGTAGTAGACCCACTGGAAAGGTACAAATGATATATCTAGTTTATGGAAGACCAAAGAGCGGAAAAACCACCTTTGGATCTTCTTTCGAGAATGCTACGCTGGTTGATCTTGAGCGCGGGGGTCACCACACTGACGCCAAGAGAGTAACCCCGAAGGACTGGACTGAGCTCGCTCAGGTGATTGGAGACCACACAGCCACCCCCAAAGGTCCGATTGTAGTGGATAGCCTCACTGTGGCTCACAAGATGGCTCTCGATTATGTTCAAGGCAAGACTAAGCCGGACCTGCTGAGCATCAAAAAGCCGGTCAGCCTACCCCAGTATGGGCAGGCAAACGATCTGGTATCACAGCTGATTCTTACTCTTCGAGGCCTACCTACTGACACTATCCTGATCTGTCAGGAGCGTGTCACGTATGTAGAGCAGGCTGAGCCTGAGGATGACTCTGTGGGCTCGGTAAGGGAGTCTGTGCCTGATCTTCCTCAGGGAGCACGTCAGACAGCTCTCATGTATGCTGACGTGATAGGCTACAGCGAAGCAAGCACAAAGGAAGGAAAGACAACATACCGTCTATGGCTTAAACCAACTGAAGGGATTACCGCAGGGTGTCGTTTTGACATTGCTAACCGCAAGCCCTTCCTCATCAACCCGACCGAAACCCGAATTAACACCTACCTGAAAGGTTAATTACCATGGCTAAGATTACCATCGACTTCTCTTCTGTCTCCGAAGCCCCTAAGATTATGCCCGTCAGGCAGCACGAAGGCACCTATGAGGCGGAGGTTGTGAGTCATGAGCTCACTAAGACCAAGAGTGACAACACGGATATGCTGCTCTATGTTATTAAAGCAGGACGTGGAACATACCCATACTACGTTAAGCTAGTGCCAAACCAGCTGTGGAAGTTGCGTGAGCTTTTGGTAAGCTGTGGCATGGATGTCCCTAAGAAAAGCGTCCAGCTGGATCCCGCAAAGCTCGTGGGAAAGAAACTCAATGTGTACCTTGCCCCTGCTGAATACCAGGGTAAGGAAAAGTCAGAAATCGATTTTGTTAGCAAGTTTGAGCCTGTAGGCGATCCTGGAGATAGGTCTGAGCCTCAGGATGACGTCGTTGAGGATTACGACTTCGACGAGATTATGTGATGCCTTCTGAGGCTGACTTTTCTCGAAAACTCCAAAAAATCCTTAGGTCTAGGGGTTGGTGGGTAGTCAAGTACCATGCTAGCCAGTACACACCTAAAGGTATCCCAGACTTGATCTGCTGCTACAAAGGTCAATTCATTGGGCTGGAGTTGAAGCGAGATGCCAAGGCGGGCCTGTCTCAATGGCAGGCCCGTGTTGGGCAAGATATCCAAGACCACAAGGGACTTTTTTACAAGGTATGTCCTGAGAACGCGGCGAGTGTGATAGAAGATGTCGAACAAAAATTGGGTGGAACTCCGTAGAAGGTTCTTTGAAACTATCTACGGTGACCATAAAGGGTACTTTTTCATCTGTGGTATTAAATGGCCCGGACAGAAATTCAATAGCGGGAAGGCATTCAAAACCACAGAGATTACCGAAGCCGAGAAGTACATTCAAGACATCTCCTACGCTGGATACGATGTCTATTTCACTCCGGGCCTATTCTCTAGGCCTCAGCGTACTACAGATCATCTGATCCCCAGAAATGCTATATGGTCAGACGTAGACGAGGGCGACATATCAGGGATGCACCCTACGGTAGTGTGGTCCTCGTCAACTGGCCGAAAGCAAGCCGTGTGGGTATTGGATACTCAAGACAGGGTCTACCCAGACCGTCAAGGTCTCTCTAGGGCTATCAGTAAAATCTGCTCCTTTGACATGGGCGGTTGGGATTCAACTCAATTGCTTCGAGTCCCCGGGGTTATGGGCCATAAGCGTAAAGAGCTCGTAGGAGAGCAGTTAGGGTTTGGGACGAACCCTTCCCCTGGCCTCGTTGCTGCGTCAGCACTACGAAAGCTGGGGTGCATTGGTCAGACTACCCTAGGTAGGCTACGTCAATCTGAGGCCACGGGTGACCGATCTGAGGCTCTATTCGCAATCCTAACGGACATGATCGAGAACGGTCTTGATAGGGATACTGTCATTGGTCTTGTAAGGCACACACCCTGGAATAAGTGGGGTGAGGACTTAGATAAACTTAATAGAGACATCGACAGGGCTGAACGGCATATAGCCACGCATAAGTCTAAGACTATAGAGGTTCACCCTGAGATAGATGATTCTGAGGGTGAACCTCAGGTTCCTATATTCAGCCTTAAGTCTATTGGGGATTTTGCCAAAGTACCTAAGCCAAAGTGGCTGATCGATGGGATCATCGAGGAAGGGTCATGCGGTTTTATTGCAGCCCCTCCGAAGCACTATAAGTCTTGGGTCATGCTTGATATGGCTGTCAGCGTGGCTTCAGGGCATAGATTCCTTGGGGATCGTAGGGTGTCCCAGCACCCAACTCTGGTGGTGGAAGCTGAGGACAGTTTTTATCGTCTCGGACAGCGCCTGGGCCTAGTGATTGACGAGAGAGCTCCGACTAGCCATCCTCAGGGTTATCTGACTCCAGACCTTAAATGGTATGGACCTACCAGTATCCCTATGTCAGTAGCTATGCATCCTACTGAGGGTTTCGGGGAGAGATTCTTCACAGAGCTGATTGATATAGTTGAATCTAACAATATCAAACTCTGTACTTTCGACACACTTTCCATGCTGTCTAGTGGGTCACTTAGCGACAGCCATGAGATGTATCGCGATGTACTAAAGCCCCTCAAGGCGATAGCTCAGTCCACGGGATGCGCGATGATGATTGTCCACCACACAAGGAAAGCTCAGGTTGGAGGCATAAACTCCGGTGGTGCGGCTCTAGCTGGCTCAGTAGCCCTGCATGCTTGGTCTGACAACAGCCTGTATTTTCGTCGTGAGGGTGATAACATCCTAATTGACGTGGAAACCAAGTCAGCAGCGCCTGAGACACTGGTGCTGTCTAACCTGACCACGCCAGGCGTGTGGTCCCCAGAAGTCAGGGATTATGCAGCCCCTGATCAACTAATAACTATTAACTAAGGAGAATACTATGCCGGAGACTGATGTACATGACATTGAAGATGAGGTTGGTATCCCTCGACAGACGGTTATCGAGCCATGGCAGCCAACCCTACCTGGCATGGAGGACTAAGGGTACATAATAGAACAGAGTGACAATAAGTGAGATAGTGTGCAGTCTAGACTGCACACTTTTTCTCTCTCAGACTAGTAGGTAGTAAGGTTAAGGACATGAACGGAAAACGAACCCAAGCAGAAATCTACAACGAGATCTCGGACATCATCAATGACCTTAAGAGTGCCCCCGCACGAGGACTCCGGATTCAGGCGGACCCATACATGTGGCAGTACAATCCTGAGTCGAAGATCTTCAAGGCTGAGTATCCCGGGATTCTTGTGGCTGTTGGCAACCGGACGAAAGCCGTGGCGGTGTTTGGAGATACTCTAAACCAAGTTATTCGAGTTATTGATGGACTCGATGAGGAACTCAATCATGTCAAGTATGCAACACTCTCTGTTGAGGAATTCGCTAGGGATAACAAGCTCAGCGTAGATGCTGTAGCAGAAGCTCTTCGGCATCTAAGGTATATAGACGATGTCTATACTACTGTGGGCACATTCCGTATCTGGCCTGAGGATGAGGACGAGATCCATTACGTCATTGAAAAACTTAGGGGTAAGAAATGATCTATCAAGATGTTGTTGAGATTAATAAGCTCATAACTGAAGTAGTCAATGACTATCTAAATCGACTGGATTACGTTGATGAGGTAGTCATCACTCCGGAATCTTGGAGTGAGTGTACCGAAAAGTACCCTAGATTCTATGTTGATTTAACTGATCAAGGTCTTGAGGGCGTCAGCATTGATGTACGAGGTTCTGTATTGCGTATATGGGATGAAGTACGCTGCCTGGGACATGTGTATGTCCGTGGACTAAGAGAGATGTTGGAGTACATTCAAGACCACACGCTCACAGTATCCGAGCTGACCTACGACCTTAGTCACGAAGGGGGCTACTGCTCTACGAGGGATGCCGTACGTATAGTGACCAAACTCAATGTGGGCATAACCTACCCCCAAGACAAACTTATATGGTATGTCGATATGCCAAAATATATCAAAGAATGGAAGAACAATGGAGACATTTAAGCTATTCCTGTTCGTATCAGCATTCCTGGTCGGTGTGACGCTCACACTGTTGGGTATGAATGCTGCCAGGAGTTTCAGGCAGGCTATTGCGGCCTTGCTTTGCACCCCAGTCATCACGCTCTTCTCAGGATCATTGCTCTACGATGAGCCCGATCTGTGGGTCGCACTATTCGTCGGAATCGTTTTTTACATCATCTGCTACGTCACTGATAAAGAAAGGGACTAATAATGTCTGACCCGATCTTGAAAGCTATTTCTTTTACATCTGGGGGTATCCTGGTTGATTTCTGGGCAGACTGGTGCGCGCCATGCAAGAAACTCAGTAAAGATCTTCATGAGGTATCCACAGATCACCCAGAGGTCACCGTCTTCACCGTGAACATCGACGAGAACCCACGTGTGGCCGCGCACTTCGGTGTCATGTCGGTTCCTGCATTGGTGGCCATCCGCGATGGTGAGCTGCTTGCTGTGCATGGTGCGGTGAGCAAGCGTAGGCTAAGCGAAATATTTGAAGAACTCAGTTGAGATTTAAAGTGAGCAGTTGTGACTGCTAACTTTTCTCTTTCCAGACGTAACATAGTAAGGTTAAGAATATGAACGAAAATATTTTCACCGAGTACTTCAACGTCCTCAGGTTCAAGGCTGATATGATTGATGCACCTAGTCAGCAATTGAATCGGGCAATGATAGTAGCCTTCATGGCACACGTCCAACATCTTCTGACATTGAATGGGTTCGGTAATCGCCGACTTCAGTTCAAAGACCTCCGAAATGTTGACGGTGAAATCTTCTTCCGTATCCCAGACACTGACCTAGATGTCATTGTGGACCACGTCAATAATGAACTGTCTATCTGGGAAGTAGACCGCCGTATTGGAGATACTTTGACAACGGGACTGGTGAAGGAATTCTGGGACTGGCTGGAACACCGAACCATGTCTGTATCTGATTTTAAAACTATCCTAGGAGATACCGAGGACTATAAAATTATCAATAAGGCTGTTCGACTCTTCTATGGTACAGATGATCCTGCGCACAGCATGATCTGGCTAGATAGTTGGGATCCACTCCTAGACATCATCAATGATCTGAAGAGTAAACAGAACTGAAGACAAGAAGAGCCCCGGGGAGTTACCCCGGGGCTCTTACTATTTAGCGATCGCCGCCAGCAGTGAAATCAGCGTTCCCAATGCTGGTGAGGAACGATGCCAGGCCAGCAGCAGCGGCCACAGACAGCGCACCTTTCCAGTCAACATCGATGATTCCGACGCCGGTAACACCGACAACAGCCACCAGAGACTGAGAAACAGTCTTGATTGCTCGCTCGGAAGCACCCTTCCAGAACGCAGCAGTCCACAGCATGTTTACCTCCTATGTAGGGTTATCAGTTACGAGCCTCGAGCTCAGTGAGCCGACGCTCAATCGCATCCAGGCGAGCCCCATGACGAAGCCCAGCATTGTATGCCTCCTGGATAGCGACATCTACAGTTGGGCCTGACGCCCCCAGCTTGCTCTTGAGCACGCGCTGAGGCACGGCCTCTAGCACAGCCTCACGGCTGTAAGCCGCCCGCTCAATGGCAGTAGCCACAGTCAGCCCGCTACCTCCGATAGGGGTGCGAAGCAGCTCATCAACAGTCATGTCATCATCCTCCGTAATAGATCCACCAGGGTTAGTCAGTTTTGCATGTGTGGGCCACTCTACGCCGCTCTCGAATAGAACGTGAATGTGGTCATAGTGGTTGGCTGAGATGCCACCGTGGTCAGGGTACCGTCCCCAACCTCCTCTGTACTTAGAATATCCGATTATCTGCCCGTACCAGATTATGCCTCGGACACCTAGAGCTAGGGAGTTGGTCCACAACCACGCTGCAAGACGATCACCCTGAACCTTCCTGTCTCCGGTAGCTCGGATGCCAGTATTCTCAGAGATGATCAGATCAACAGCCCGACCAGTAGCGTGCTCAGTGCCTCCGGTGCTGGACTTACCTTGACCGACCCACATGTCGGGCCAGTACCTGTTCATATCCAGACGAATATGCCTGATAATCTTTTCGACGTTCCCATTGACGTCTCCTAGTAATCGGAAAGGGTCACTCATATAGCCTCCTTAAGGTTTGAGTAGCATTGTGCGACCGTTAGACGTAAATCCTGAGCTGAGCGGACCCCAGAAGCCCTTAGGTTCAGCGTCAGGGTGAGGATCAAGTCCAGGAACCCTGAGAAGCTTGAGCTTAATAGCTGCATCCCAATGTAGGTCGAAGTTGCCGGCTTCCTTGCGTCTGTCCCACCAGATGGGGTTGAATCCCCCCTGAACGACAAAGTGGACCTTCATGTTATATGGGGCATACTCGGTCTCTAGGTGCCTGACGAGCTCGCCGTCTACGTACCAATCCAAGTATGTAGGCTGGACATCGATCTTGTACCTATGTGGCTTGGACGTATCTACATGGATGTCCATCGGAGCGTGCTCAGCATGACCATACTTGCGATGCTTCCAATGCAAGTTGGTCATCCACGGGTTGCCCGGACGTCCTGCATGTCCCTCGATGATGTTGACCTCACCATCGGGCCACCATTCGTCCTTCTCAGGCCAAAGTTGCACGACATACTCAAGGTCATCACCAGCAGGACAGGTCATGTCAAACTCCCATATCCCGCGACCCTCGACCTCATAAGTTGAAGCCATGCTGGGACAGAGGAGGCTTAGGTCCAAAGCAGCCCGGTCTTCGAGACCTGCTTTCTTAGCCTCAGTGAAAGCAGCTCTGTCGAAAGAGAACCAGAGCTTGAACTCACCCGTAGAATCAAGCTGTGTCATGTAAGGTTGGTACCTGCCAATGGTGTTGAAGCCCGGCTTTTGCAGGCTCCAACCTCCATAGGTGCGGTACTGGTTAGCTCTGTGGATGCTCAATGTCTCTCAGCCTTTCGGAGTGATCCTCTAGGCGGTCGTGTACTTGCTGCTCGTGCTTAGTAGCACGTACAGACAGCTCCAGAAGTGTGTTATGTGTACGTTGAAACTCAGCGTCATGCCTCTTAACCGATGCTTTGATGTCAGAGACATCATCGCGTAGGTTTCGAAACTCGGACCCGAGCTCCTTGAGCATGTTTTCAGACCTATCCATGGAATCCCTAGCAGAGCTCCCATGGTTATTCCTGAACTGCTCCTCAATACGCGCAACTGAGTCGCGCGTACGCTTAGACTCTGCTCTAGACTGCCTGATTTCATCGACGACCTTGGCTACACCAGCGACTGCCGTAACAAGCGCAGCAAGCCCTGCTAGAGCCCCACCCAGTAATTCCCAAGGCATTACCATTACCTCATGTAGATTGCGACAACGTTAACCATGGCAGAACCTCCAGTGACCACACTCCCGTGATTGGTAATGGCCTCAGTACTGATATCCAATGCCCGAGGGAGACTAGACCGGAAAAATGGCCATGTCATTCCCATAGGCAACGCCTCTGATCCAAGGAATGAGAGGAAGTTGGGACTATACTCACCGCCACATTTAATACGACCATAAGTATAGGGTGATCCTGCATTAACATTATACTTCGGATTGATGTATCCGCCAGCCAGGAAGATAGCACGTGTGGCCCAATCTGGAGGGATAGCAGAGATACTAGTAGCAGTAGCCCACGAGGTAGCCGGCTGCCATCCTGTAACCGTATTACCGTAGCTCTCGATACTAATCTGGTTCTTCAGTGCGGAGGGACCAATAAGGCCCTCAGCGATCGACAGGGTGCCATCAAAGATGGCGTTACCCTTCACGTGAAGAGTGCTACGACCGTAGGTAGCCCCTTGACCTCCGATAGTAGCTGAGAGCTCGTCAATACGATTCTCCAGGAACTTAATCTTATCGATAAGTTCCCGATAACCCTGGTCCTCTGCTGGACGGTTAACTGCGAATGGATCGAAGCCCATATCATACCCCCTGATCGAATTGAAGAATCGGTTTGACGGACGTGATCTGCCCTGACACTGGATTGGGATCGGACACCCAGCCCACAACACGAGGGGTTCCTGAGTACTGTACCTCTGGTGAGGTCGGGTTCACTAGCTCCAGGAACACATAGTCGCCCAAGTCGAAGTCAACACCTGGTTTGTATATGTCTAGGTTGAGCTCCATATCCATCGAAATGGTACCGAGTCTCTGAGAATCAGCTGTCTGGTTAAGATAGCTATCAAGGATAGTAGAGTTAACTGAGCCCGTGTCCGGCTGCCACCTACGTTCCAGCTGAATCCAATCATAAGTAAGCAGAGTGTGCTCTTTACGTGTCAGCTCAACACGCTGGTCAGCCTCACGGGTGGACACGACGGTGAACATCGTTGCACCCTTACCGTCAGAGCAATCCTGAGTGATAGTCCAGTTACTGAAGTTGATCTGTAGATGGGGGTCCCGCTTACCCAACTTTGGTGCAATACGGATTACAGGGCGCAGCTTACCTGACTCAATCTCCCAGTGAGTACTGAACTCGGCACCATGGCGGGTGTTCATGAGGTTCTGGAGACCTTTAAGGTAAGTCATATCCTGATCGGCAAGATAAGTTCGATCCCCACGGTCGTTAGAGTCCACAACCTCCAGGCGGCCATTGAACTGCTGTGCCAGCTGTGTTAAGCCTATGCCCTTGGCAATGTCTGTATAACGAGCGTTCTTGAACTCCGCCTTGTTGATGTAGTTCCTGGCTAGCCAACCCTCAGCAGGCTGTAGGGTAACCTCAACATGAGTTCCTGATCCATAAGACCTCTTTTCTACCCATCCGGCCCAGAATACATACTCTGGTCCAACTTGAGGCATAGTAGCAGCAAGAACAGCACGCATAGGCTGAGTGATATCCCGCCAGTTTGACGGACAGCGGGGATCATGGAGCGGAATCTTGACAGTGACGCTATCCCCACGACCAATAATAGAGCTGATGCTAGACGAGACCTCTAGTCCAGGTACTTCCCCGAGAAAGTCTCCCCGGCATGTGTACGCCACCCATTGCATAGGCTCGTCTAACATCAGTCAATCCTCACTCTTGATGTGCAAACCAGTAATATTCACAGCCATCACCATTCTTTGTAAGAATGGTAAATCCAGTATTTCCTACCCCGTAAACCCTAGGAGGATCCCACGTGTGTGCTCCAGCAGATGAAGCTATCGTGGCCACCACATTGGGTGGGCTAGTAAATCTATTGGCGGGGAACCTGATAAAGGCAGTCTGAGTCCCGCCGCCACTCATAAGGTATTTACCACTAGCGATACGTGGAAGCTGTGGGAACGCTGGGACGATGATATCGTCTCGCCATCCACCGTTATGGTAAATTTTAACAAGTCCAGTGTCTTCCTCATAAATCCTCTGACCTGCTTGAAGATAATTAGTTACAGGTCGAGAAATAGAGGTACACCTGATTGTTCCTCCAGCTGCGCAAGTCCAAATACGTGCATCACTAGTAGAAATACCTCCAGTCGGAGGTACGATCACGTAGGCTATAGGAAGAGTACCCAGAGGAGTGATCGGAGGATTCTGGAAAGGATTAGCCTCACCCTGTACATATGTTATCTCAGCGTCGCGACGACTGGACCCGTCAACGTCAGCATCATAAACTTTAAGTACGATTAGATCCCTACGAGTATACGAGCTGTGCCTACCGGGAACCTGAACACTGGTGTTCGAGTTATTGGAGATACGGTAGGACCCGTTGGCGTTGTTATTTGGGGTGACAATAGCCACGCCCTCACCGACATAGACATAGTTACCAGCCGTCCAAACATTGAACCCCGAGACCACACCCGCACGAGCGGCCAGAGGGTGGGCATCATGCACCATAGTAGAGCCAATATCGAGCCTCCGCCACTGCGCAGTGCTAATCGGGATATTATTGCCAGACGGCAGCACTGGATCAAGAGCCATCTTACACTCCAAACGTAGGTCGTATATCTATTACCATTTTAGCATTGACATTGATGTCGCCCTCACACCTAAATGATATCTGGGCAGCTCCAGCATCTAGTGTGGGCCACTCTCGGATGACAGGGCTGATTAGAGTCCCGCTGTTCAGTCGAGAGGTACGTGACCGGGGATCAACTATAAGTTCATCACCAGTCAATAACTTGTAGTCCCACTTGAGTCTTTGAATCTTACCCTTTTGGTTGACTATCACAAGAGGTCTATCAACAGGACCATGGATAGTGAACCTAATACGAGCAGAAGACTCTAGGTAGATGTTCAGATCTCCGGTATTACCTGACTCATTCCACTTAACGGGCCATTTAATGGGCCAGGTTAGACCCCCGGTAATATTTGGAAGCCTAAGTGTGTGCTGAATGAGTCCTTCCTCTGAGAGACCACCATCGCCAGTCTGACCACCAGACCACCACACGGGGTCGGGTGCAATAACAGTAGTAGACCACGTGAAGCATGTCCCAACGGAGTTGTACTTGATGTCAAGAGCAGAGTCGCGAGCGATGTATATCGTCCTAGGCCCATTCGGGAATCGGACAGTTAGCGGTACCGGGTTAATATCAGCGGTAGCTGTAAGAATAGCTGCCTTGGACTCAACATCAGCCATGTTAGTTCCGATATACGTACCAGAGAGCGTTCCACTTAGTGCCCCTCTGTATGCCCGAGTACGCCACACACCGTCAGCTTGGGTCAGCTGCCCCGTTGAAGCAACGGCAGCAGCTGACCCAAGGAACCCAATCTCATTAGTAACCCAGTCACCAGAGTTGATCTGGAGGCCATTCCAGGTAACTGGAACTTGCATTAGATCAACCCTTTCAGACGACGGGACACTTCAACAGCTGTGGAATGAGGATCCATACTGTACGACTGAACCGTAACATTCCCACGACCATTATAAGCCGCTGGGCTGCCGCTATCCGAGCCAGTACCCATGTTAAACAGGTCATTAACGCCACCCATGGCACCGCTCACAGAGCTGTACAGATAAGGCATCTCACCAACAATGGAATCAGCGAAGTCATTAACAATAGCCTTACCAGAGTAGGTAACGTACCCCTTGCCAGAGAACGGACCCCACTTAGCAGGCGAGAAGGGCCACAGTCCCCGAAGGAACTCCATGCCCGACTTAACCCAACCTGTAAGTTTGTTCCAAGCGCCCTTAATGCCGTTGAGGAACCCGTCAACAAGAGCACGTCCGGAGTCAAGTAGGAGGTTACCCATGTTGCCGAGCGCCCGGATGATGCTAGCGGGGAACTCACCAACGAACCTAACAACTTCAAGGATCTTCTGCTTAGACCCCCTGAATAGGCCATCGAAAGCGTCCAAGCCTAGGTTGACTAGGCCAGCAGCCAGGTTACCTAGGGCGTTGAATACCTTTCCGGGGAATTCAATAGCGGCTTGGACAATACTTCCAAGCCAACGTACCGCTTGGTCGAACATGCCCTTGAACCACTCGGCAAACTTAGTCCAGAGCTCGCCAATAGGCGCGAGTGCCTGAAGAATCTTACCCGGAAGCTCAACGAAGAACGTTACCGTGGCATTAACACCATCAGTTACAGCGGTTGCAATAGAGTTCCACATGTCAGTGAAGAACTGAACAATGCTGTTGATGAAGTTAGTTACACCTTCAACAGCAGCATTCCATCCGTCAGTAAACCATTGACCGACAGCCGCCATTCCATCGCTGACAGATCCTGCAACAGCATTCCATCCGTTAGTGAAAGCCTCAGCAATATAATTCCAAAGGTCACCGAAGAACCGTGCAAGGACTTCCCAACCCTCTTTGACCCATTCACACGTTGCGGCCCACACGGTGGTGAGCCACTCCGCGACTGCTTCCCAGTTCTGGATAAGCAAAATGATGGCAGCGACCAGAAGGCCAATACCAACGATAATCCAGGTGATTGGGTTGGCAAGTAGTGCCGCATTGGCCGCCCATATGGATGCAGCCCAAGCGATGAATCCCGCAACAAGGAATGAGCCCACAATGCCCGCCAGGACACCGACTGCCCAAGTGTTCTCGGAGAACCATTTAGCCATAGCCTCAAGGTGAGGAGTCAGGTCACCAAGAGTCTGCCCAAGCCAAGCAAAGACCGCAGACCCTAGAGGTTCTAGAGCAAGCATGACCTTGTTCTGCACGATCTGCCACTTCTCGGCGAAGTCTTGAGTCTCCTCACCAACACCCAAAATAGTGTCAGAGGTAGCCCCAATAGACTCCATCATGTCACCAGTGGCAAGAGTACCTGACTTAATGGCATCTACGAACTGGGTTGCGCCTTTGGTGCCAAAGACTTTCGCGGCTAGCTTGAGAGCATCGGCTTCCTTGCCCTTTTCAACGAATCCGCCGATCTCCTTGACGACTCGCTTAAATGCCTTTTGCGGGTCTTCTCCTGCCTTAGCTAGGGTTACTAAGCCCTTACCCATACCCTGCATAATTGCAGTAGAGTTGAGTCCGGCTTTATCAAGTTTACCAGCAAGGGCCACAGTGTCTTCAAAAGAGAAACCCAGCTGCTTCATCTGGGGAGCAACTGTAGTGGCACTCTTGGCGAGCTCATTCATGCCAACACCCGTGGCTTGGGACGCTCGGAAGAGGTTATCCATGGCCCCTTCGACGTTCTTGCCTTCGATTCCGAAGGCAGAGAATGCCGCCGTGGTGCCTTTGATGTCTATATCCTGGCCAAGGATACGCCCAGCCTCCAGATACTGCTTAGCAACAGTCTCAAGGTCTTCGCCTGTCAGGCCAAGGCGGGTGTTAAGGTCTGCGACGACTGGTGCAATTTTACTGAACTCTGCCGGGGTAGTTGATCCGACGTTTTTGGCTACCTGCACAAGGCCATCGAGAGCCTCACCAGAGGCTCCCGTACCAACCCTGATAGTGTCAGCAACTTCATCAAAGGTCTCGCCAATCTTATACAGACCGGCTACAGCGCCAATAGACGCACCAATGGCGGCAGCACCAAATGCCTTGAAATGGTGGGCCATATGAGTGCCCATGGTCTTGCCGCCATGGGCACCGGCCTTCTCTGAGGCCTTACCGACAGACTCCGTAAGACCAGCAGTAATCTTTTCCTCATTGCCCTTCATCGAGGGAACAAGGTTATAGTAACCAGTAGCTAGCTCAGTCCCGGCCATTAGTTATTATCCCACCAATCTTGGAAGTCAGACAAAGGAATTGGATCACTACCATAATGCTGAGTGTCTTTATCCTCAGTGTTAGGCCTAGGAATAGGCTTAGGCCTATCTGAATTGCCTCTACCAGTCCTCTGCCAATTAGCTATCTGAAGAGCGTCAAAGACATTTGCAGTCATGTACATCTCGGGAGACCAAAAGTATCCTTGGGCCACGCCTAGCACACTTCCTGGAAGGGAATTCTCTATGATCGCACGAAGGTCGCCCCAAGTAAACTCAGGGCGACCTACATTACGGAGACGCAAGCCGTATGCTATGAGCGTCGCCTCTACGGCTGACTGATGGCGATCAACGAAGGCAATCAGCCGGGCTATTCCCCCACTGAGATATTCGAGTGCTCAGCCCATGCAGTCATCAGCTGGACGAGCATATCCTCAGTCAGAAGATCAGGCAGGCCAGGCTGATACTTATCAATGAGCTCAATCTGAAACTTCACAAGCTCCATATTGACTTCCGCACTTGGCTCTCGACCAAGCTCGGAAGCCCTCTGAATGGGGGCCACAACCTCACTAAGCCTAACCTTAATACCTACAGGGAGGCACTGCAAAGATGGCAGTGACCGGACCTTAGACTCACCCGGAACCTTGAACTTGAACGGTGAGGCTTCAGTCTTATCCTCAATAACGAATGTCTTAGGCACTGAACACCCCATTGTCGGTGTAGATGTAAATGGTAGTGCCGGTCTTGTCCGGGTAGCAAGACAGCGTCACCGGCAGCTTGATAGCGTCAGTAGCAGAGAACGTGATGTCGTCAGCCTCAGTGACCTGCCCGTCTGGCACGAAGATACCGATCTTGGCCTTGCCGTCCTTCATCCGGAAGGCCCATGACTTGTGCGGAAGAGTAGCTGCCTTGAGGCTTGCCTTCATACGAGTTCCCTGGGTAGCGGTGGAGGCAGAAACAGTAACGTTTTCCTCACCAAAGAACGTCTTGAAGGACTCTTCGTTAACCTCTAGGTGCGACCATTTCAGGGTGCCCTGAAACTCCGAAAGGATTTTCTTAACGACGGTGGCAGACCAGTCTTTAATGTCGTTGGTAGACCGGCTGACACCCATAGTCAGACCATCTTCAGAGATGTATCCACAATCTTTGAAGTCCGTGTCCCAACCTGACGCAAAGAAGTCGGTAGGAGCAGCAACGAGTTTGACGTTTGACAAAATAGCCCCAGTGACTGCCTGATCTGGCACGCCAGCGAGAACATTCGCGGTATTGATAGCCATCGATAACCTCCTAAGATTATTTTACACCGGCTAATGTAATCTGCAAAGTACACGAGTACCTGGCAGTTTCACTGAAAGGATCAGGATCAACATACAGAGGGGTAACGATATTGACCTGATGTACGGGATAATCCCCCACGTATACCCGGAGGGGTAAATTTTCGATAAGCTGGAGTACTTTAGAACCTAGCTCAAAAGCCTCAACCCACCCATTAGGAGTCTTACCCCAAGACGAGAACGTCACTTGAGCGACCACACGTCGTGGATCCTTTCGGTACCCACCGGTAAGTTTTAGTGTTACCTGAGGAGTCCCAATGTTAAGAACTTGACCACGTGTATCGATACCCTCAGACTTGAGGTACGTTATAAGAGCTGACTCTATATCTGGGAATGCATAGATCATCTATCCCCCTTGAATAGCCCCGAAGCCTTGAGTAAGCGCCTTGTCCTCAGCCTCAGCCTTTTTGGCTGCTCTATTAGACGCATGTAGAGTGAATCTGACACGAGTCAGACCGACATACTTACTATACTCAAACTCTGCACCTTCGCCAGCTACGCCTTCGGCAACATCAACAGCACGTTGAGCGAGCTTTTCAAGAGCTGCCTCTACCTCTGGGCTAGTACGCATCTCATTGAAGCCTTGGTAATTGAACTCTAGCTTAGTAATCCCATTACCACTCATCGGTAAACCTCCAAAAAGAACACCTGATGATTGAGCCCAAGAAGTGGATAGTGCCACCTCTGAGGCACACCTTCGACACGATATACAGGTGTCCCATGCTTAGCCCAAACATTATTGACACCGAGGGGGTAATCTACACCAAGAATAACAAGGTCGCCAGCTTGAATACGCGGGCTCTCCGGGGCCCACACAGTCCAAGAGACCTTGCCAGTACCCTGGTAGTACCCGTGCATCTCTTCGGATACACCAGGCTGGACAGAACACGGGTGGACAGTAAACGTCTCAGACGGCTCACTGTCCACCACATTACCCCGCTTGTCCTCTTTCCCGGCCCCACGACCAATATGCACGGTCATATTCCCGAGCAGATTAAGAGGTATCATGGTCGGTTCCTCAGACAATACTGTCCTAGCAAGCCCTTAGCGTAGCTAGTTAGGCGTAGGGCTCCTGACCCAGCGTCCGTAGTCATGCTAGTAGAGCCCACACTGACTTGTGTGGCCCCCTGTGGATTACTGAGAGCTGCTGCAAGAGTGCTAAGAGCCACGGCGCGGATGATCTCAGGAGCGGAGTCGTACCCATGAGTCATCCGTGCCGTGATAGTCCCATAGCCCTTTGTATAGCACTTCGTGAGTTGGATCATGCCGAACTCTGACCACTGAAAATCAGTAATCCGCTCACCATTAATAGTGATCTCGGGCTTTTCTCGGAGTTTCATAGTTGGCAGCTCAATATGATCCCCACCGTCGTGGTCAAGACGGTGCTCTGTGGTCTCAACACCTGCAATATGCCAACCGCAATACTCCCTGATCAGCCCTCCGACAATAGCTATAAGGACATCTAGCTGGGCCGCATCACCCTGCAAGTAGGATGATGCGGCCTTCAGCTGATCCTTGGTGATCAAGGAGTCCATGTCACTTATCAGCCAGGGTCACGTGGTTGAAGCACTTCGGGCGGACAACCGTGTTGAGGATGCGCTCCTCGAGACGGATAGTAACCATATCCTTGACAAAGTTGTCAGCGTGGCTATTGGTGGCCTCAACACGGATTCCACCCTTGCGATAAACCACACCCCCGGCCTTGAAAGCACCGACACAGGCATGTCCCTTGCTCATCAGGTTAGTGACGATGGTCGGGATACCCCACAGCGGCGGGTACAGGGACACGCCTGTCTGCCCGAAAGGCCCGTAGAAGTAGCCGCCACCGAAGAACTGACCGGTAGTATCCTTAGCGACACGCAGGGCCAAGTAATCCTCAGGGTTAATGACGATGGCATCGGCGTCAAATCCGGAAACCTGCTTGACCGACAGAACAGCTGCATACAGGCCCTGAGCATGCTCATTAACCTTAGCAGTGCTGTAAGCAATACCAGGAGCACCCATCACGCCCTGAAGCTGCCCGTTAGCTCCAGTGCCGTTCAGCAGCTGGTTTTCCTCAGCCTTAGACAGCTCCCAAAGGCCCTGAGAGTTGATCATGGAGCTCACGAACTCGTAATCCTCCAACATCTCCTCAGAGATAGAGAACCACGCAGTGATCTTCTTAAGAGCCTCAGTCTTAACAGTCGGACCCTGAACGTGAATCTGATTCTTAGCAGCGCCCTCGGAAGTCGGGCCAGCAGAACCCTCAGTCTCACCCAGAACACCCCAAGTGATAGCAGAACCACTCAGAGTACCCTGAGAGAACAGATCAGCAACACCCGTCAGAGGACGGAAAGCATAGTCCGTCTTATCAACCTGAGTGGAGAAGGGCTGGAGGGTAGCCCCAGCAAGGTGGCTGTCAGTATTAGCCTTAAACTCGGGAGCAGCGACAGAAGCGCCACTCAGGCCCTTGATTGCAGCCAGCTTACCGCCCACTTCATGCATGAAGTGGTCTCCAAGGCTCTTCGCCTGGTACTCATCCATAGGGACATCCTCACGGGTACGGAGAGCCTCAAGGCGAGCCTTGGACTCAGTATGGGTTTTAATCTGGGACTTGAGCTCGTTAAAGCGATCGAGCTTTGATTTAACAGCAGAGGGATCAGAGATAGACTCAGCACCAGCAGCTTTAATCTCAGCCAACTCCGCCTCAACAGAGGCAAGCTCGGCCTTAATCTCATTAATCAACATCCAAAGCCTCCAAGACCTTGTTGTAAACGGAATATGACTCTTTATTCACTTGTGTATTCCTGTTACGTACGTCCACTACAACGGCTTCTGTATTAGCCGGAATAGGGACGACACTAACCTCATAGAGAGTGACCTTTTTGATATGCCGAATGTCAGTCTCTGTATCATAGTCGTAATCATCAATAGAGAAACCGAAGCTCATAGTACGGAGGCGATCTTCCTGCATAAGCTTATATACGATTGGACCATTGCTAGGACCATCGGTATCAAGCTGACAGGTCACCAGGAGCCCAGTCCCATCCTCTTCGGCAGAGACCACACGCCCGATGTTGTTCCTCGGGTCGACTAGGTCGTGGCCATAAAAGACGGGGATTTTGCCTGCATTGAGCTTTTCCATCTCACTGGTAAACGCCCCGGGCTCAACGATGTCTCCGTAGCTGTCAATGTTACCGAATACGCTAGCGTACCCGGTAAACTCTCCGGTAGACTCCGCAGTGCCCTCTGCATCCTCGGAGTCATCCTTTCGAAGTTTAATTTCGAAGGACTTATATTCCATGTTTACTCCCAACTAATGTATGTAGAGCACTGACAATGAGCAACATCTTCAGCGTCAGCCGAATCTCCAGGGAATCGCATACCATTAGAGAATGTCTCCCCAATAGGCACAGTCTCCCCGTCTAACATTATATGCTCTGCTCGGGGGTTATTGGAATTCACCTGCCACGTTTTATATGCCGCACCGGTCTGTCGTCCAGCCTCCTCTGTAGCCCACGAAGAAGCCCATGTAACTGAACTAGACGCCATGCCACGAATAGCAGCACCGAACAGGTGATCCTTAGGCGACACTGCGTCAGACTCTTCCGAATCGTCTGAACCCTCGTGCTCATCCCAGTCCTCCATATCCGACAAAGCATCTACCATAGTCTTATGGTAACCCTCAGCAACTCTAGTAGCCCGCTTCTTTAAATAATTATATGTCCTCTGAGGGTCATATGTGGAATCCACGGCATCGGCTACACGCTGTCCAGCCTCAGTCGTCAGATCTAGATCGAGATCTAACAGAGCATCACGGAAGTCATCCAAGTCAGCCCCAGCTGCCTTACTTCCTTTAAATACTTGCCGTGCATGAGTCCTAAAGACTCCGCGGTAACGCTGCTCCCAGACTTCACGACCAACAAGGGCCTTCTTAGCCTTGAATTGGACTCGCTTACGTTCTTTATTAGTGTCATTCGCGGCATCAATCGGGCTTGCCTGACCGCCAGTGAGCACGTTGAGCGGGGTCACAACATCATCCCCACCATCGACAGCAGGAAGATTGAGCCTAGCCCGAGCCTCATTACGGGTCATATATGGAGCACCAACAGCAGACTGGAACCACTGTGCTTGCGTTTCGAAGTCAGCTTGAAGCTTCTCAGCGACATTAAACTCAATATAAGAATTATCGGTAGCCGGAATAATGGCTGGAAGATAAGCATTAAGAGCCGATTCAATCTCAGCAAGCAGCGGTCCAAGGGTATCACCATAGAGCATCTTCCGGAATTCACGAACATTCGAGTAGTTCGCGTTATCCAGAATTCCTACCATCGTCGGGTTGACATGGAATGCTGAAGCCACAGTGGAGTAGGCGAGCTTAACACCTTCAATGTACTGCTGGTCCGTAGCACTAAAGTCAACCCTGTTGATAGTCATCCCATCTTCAAGGATGGGAGTGCCACCAGAACGTGAGCCATTGCCCGTGTACTTGGCGTACCAGTCCTCACGGAAAGCCTCACGCTGTGCATCAGACCACCTAGGGGCGTCAACAGGGCGCTGGAGGACAGCACTCACACGACCTCCGCGCTGCCACAGCTGCTTACGGTACAACTGTGACTGAATCTGCTCCGCCAGGACATCCTTAAGCGCATTAATAGTCGGTGAACAGTCAGTAAGGCTAGTCGGGTGATACCCGCTGAAGATCACGACCTCATTACGAGGTATTTCAATGGTACGTTTCTCTGAAATACCTACAGTGATGGAGTCCACACCCATGCTATTAGTAGCCTCAGTAACCCATGATGGGGGGAGGCGGAAAATATCCCACCCACCTTCGTCATTGGGTACAGGCCACCAGTAAGCACGGTCATAAAGTGCCTTATCGACCACGAGGGCGTACACCAGCTGGTAGACCGTCATGTCAGGATTGGCCTTGTGACCACTCAGCCATTGACCAAGCTGAGACTTGGTATCACGCTCTCGCCCACCGTCAGACTGCTTGGTGTACAGATGGAGTCCTAGGTGCGCAACATTGCGTCCTAGGAAATCCACAACAGTACGGAGATGTGGCTGAGTCTTATAGAGCTTAGCCGCTGAAACGCCTGAAAGGTCAACAACATCTCCGGGTGTAATATTATACACTCGGGGTTCAAACACGCGCCACTTAGGCTTTCTAAGCAGGCTATCCCAGAAACCCATACGCACCTCCAACTAAAGTATACCAAACAGCTAAATAGATTCAACACCTTGCGTGTCGTATGCTGACACTTTGGAGCGACGATTAATCGCCACATACATGGCATTGACAAGAGCGGCGAAACCATCAATCTTGTTTTTACTCGATGACTTACCCGGCTTGACATTCCCGGCAGCATCCATGACTGGCCTAACATTGTCCACCTGCCATCTCATGAGTGACGACTTTGGATGATACAGGTGGGAAGATTCAGACTTAGACAACCTCTGAATCTCCTTCATAGGTCCAGACATAGACAGGAAGCCTTGCCTCACGAGCTCAACACGATACCCGTCAGCTAGCAGATCGTTGTTAACTTGAGTCGCATTCCATGGGTCTACACCTATGGCTTGAACATTATAGAGCTCAGCGTCCTTAGCTATCTGAGACTTGACAAAGTCATAATCTGTCACGTTGCCCGGAGTTACAGTCAGCTGTCCAGACTCTGCCCATATGTCTGCGTTGCCCCAAGTGCTGGAATTCAGTCGAGGCATAGCGTCCTCAGGAACAAAGAACCTATGAACTAGACTGTAATCCCCGTTGTCATGTGGGAACACCCACACGAGAGCTGTGAGATCGGACACTGCCGCAAGGTCAAGCCCTCCATAGCAAGCCTGCCCATCAAGATATCCCATATCTTCTCGTGAGTCAGCGTCCCACGAATCGAGCGGGATGAAATTCTCGACAAGCTTGGACCTGATCCCCAGATGGAGCCTGAGGAATGAGGCCTTAGCAACAGGATCGTTTTTCGCCTTGTCAGCAAGAGACTGGAGAAATGCCTTAGATGGGCTTACTGGGTACAGCGGGTTAGCTTTACGCCAAGTGTCCTCAGACCAGGGGTCATCCTCACGTGTGGCACACCACACAGCACAGTATGACCTAGGGGCTTCAATGTTCCCGACACAGATGTCATCCACAATGTGGCGACGCTGGTCGTAGGGTGTACCTACGCTGCCATCGTCAGCCGTGGTGATGACCATCGTAAGGGGCTGAGCTCGGGCGCCCGTTCCTGTCTCCATAGCCTCTAGCAGCGACAGGTCCTTGTGCACATGGAGCTCGTCACAGATAGACCCATGAAGGTTAGCCCCATGAGCCAGATCACCCCGAGAAGAGGCCACACTAATGACGGAGCCTGTACGGTCCTGTTTGATGCTCGATACTAGAGACCTGATACCCGCCTTAGCGAGAGCTGGTGAGTTGTCTACTAGTGCTTTGAGGGGCTTGAAACAGGCACCCGCTTGGTCGCGTGATGCAGCTCCGAGCATGACCTCAGCACCGGGTTCACCCTCACCGAAAGCAAGTAGCATAGCAATAGCACTGGCAAGTGTGGACTTAGCGTTCTTACGAGGCATCTCAATGAAGGCATCACGATAGAGCCGCACCCACATTTCAAGGTCAGGGTCGTAAACCTCGTACCCGAACAAAGGAGCAATGATGTATGCAATCTGCGTAGAGTTCAGAACGAGTGGCTTACCTGCCCATCGACCCTTGGTGTGACGGAGCGCCCCAATGACTCTCAGCGCGTGGTCCACACGTTCTGAGTTGAATCGTACCTCCATACCGTGCACGACCTCAGATGGTTGAGGCGACAAGAACGGCGGAGTGTTGACAGTGAGGTCAAGACCTTTTGAACTCAAATACTCTTTGACTTCTTTAAACATATTATGACAGGAAGGGATTGTCGTCAGACTCTACTTTAGACCTGGCCTTGCGTGCCTTGGGGGTCCATCCAGCCTCTTTGAGGTACGACAAGAACGCCGCGGACTGAGCTCGCATGATGACCTCAGCTGGAGACTTGGCATCTCGACCATTGTGGTCGTCACGAATGGTTGTGGTCCCTGCCAGGAACACTTCATCACTGGCAATGACGCTCATAAGGTAGTGCCTAGCCATAGCTTCGAGGAAGAGTTTGTCTCCCTCACGCACGTCCGCGAGGTCTTCCTCCGGAATTGCTTCGACAATCTCCGTCCAAACCTCTGCCAAGTCGTCATTTTCAGCCACTCGCTTAGGCATTGGGATGCCTCGAACCAAATTTTTCACGATAACATGCCCTTTCTCATATCACCAAACAGATAATCCATAGAACGTTCGAATGACCCGTATCTCACACGAGATTGCCACGTACCGCCCCCCTGGAGGACTCTCGTGATTTTCTCGCCCCCTCCGTCTTGACCCGGTGGCATCGCTTACACAATGATTGAAGTCGTTCCTCATCAAGCAATGTGTCTGCTGAAAGAATGTCATTTATTCCATAAATGTGATCAACCTCCTCTGCCACCCCCCCGCAGTGGGCGCAGAAAGGGTTTTCTCTGATGAATCTGTCCCTCAGACGTTGCCATCTGCGTTTAAGCTTTGGAGATAGCCTCTTCCATGCTGTTGGATGAGTGACCCAACCTGATGGACGGGTGGGTATGTGACGTTGACATTGAGTCTTACCCTCTACAGCCCACTCACCGCAGTGGCAGCGTGTAGGTGCCCGCCTAGGCATAGAGGTACCCCCCAGGTAAGACTGAGGGGGGTAGGTGTCTTACCGGGGGGGTACTGCTGCTACAGCCCCACGATGGGGGACGTACCTTCAAGGTAGGGGGGACTGTAGCAGTGAGGGGGGTCATGATTAAATTATAGCATAGCCTTGAGTTCAATAGATGGGGTGTGTTATGAGCCCCCAGGTAGTTAGGCACATTCTGTCACAGACCTAGTGAGACTATGACTCACTAGTAGCCAAGGGTGAACCTGGTAATGATTGACTGGACATCCACTTCCGAAAAGGCATACTCCAAATCCTCCGAAGCTTCATCAAGAGTGAACTCATCAGGATACTCGAAATGAGTATCCATGAGCAGCCACCCAGGACCAAGTGTGGCTTCAACATCAATAAAGATGGAAGTCACAATACGTTTAACAGTAACTTCATCTACCTCCCAATTCAAAGCTTCATTAATCTCATTAGTAACAGCATCAATGCTGTACTTACGGAACATTCCGGCATAAGTGTAGATAGCCATTCCATTTTCCTTTTCTATCATACCTTAGTGCTGTGGTTAGTCCGACAGGTACTCATAGATAAAAGCTCCGAGATCTGTCTCCTTGAACTGGTAGTCCAGCTGTTCTGAAACATCCTCAAGAGCCATTCCATCAGGATATTCAAAGTGGTTGACTCCAAGAGACCAACCATACCCAAGACCGTCCTCAGTGGAATTGATAAAGCTAGTCGTGATCAGGTCGATGGGGATATCTTTTGCGGAATTTCCAAGTACCTCAGAAATTTCAGTATAGATGGCCTCGAACCTGTACTTCTTGAACTCTCCGGTGTAAGTCATGATAGCCATTTCAATTTCCTTCCTCATTGGCTTGTGTATGCAACATTAGGCCACACCTGTCGAGCTGTCAACAACTGAGCAATCTGGACTGTTCACTTCTATCCGTTCGCGCTAGGACCGACGAAGGAGGTCCTAGGCGGCTACATGGTTCAGTGGTT